CGTGGTCCCAAGTACCGCATTTATGAATCAGCATATAGGAGCTTAATGAGAGAACGCGTGAATACTAAGGACGCTCATTTGCGACCCTTCACAAAATTTGAAAAGCAGTCATTGGATAAAGCACCGCGCATAATCAACCCAAGATCACCCAGATACAATTTATGTCTAGGGAAATATCTCAAAACAAACGAAAAGAAATATTACGAAGCAATTAACAAAGTTTGGGGTAGTGTTACTGAACACACTGTGATCAAGGGATTGAATGTGCAAGAGGCTGGACTGGTAATGAGGGATAAGTGGGATCGGTTTAATAATCCGGTTGCAGTCGGGCTTGATGCTGTGAAGTTCGACATGCATGTCAGTGTAGATGCACTGGAATATGAGCATTCGTTTTACAACGACACGTTCAAATCAAAATTACTTAAGCGGTTGTTGCAATGGCAGCTCCTTAACAAGGGGGTCGCTTACTGTGATGACGGTGAAGTCCGGTTTAAAATGCCGGGAACACGTTGCTCTGGTGATTTGAACACTTCGTTGGGGAATTGTATCATCATGTGTGGCCTATTGTATGCCATGTGCGCTGAATTAAACGTGCTGGCAGAATTGGCTAATAACGGAGATGATTGCGTGCTCATATTCGACCGAGCTGATCTCGAACGCGTGTTGGCGGCTATCGTGCCTTACTTTGCAAATGCAGGGTTCCGCATGACCGTCGAAACCCCTGTTTTCATTTTCGAACAGATCGAGTTTTGTCAGTCACACCCCATCATGTTGGGGGGTCGTTGGACCATGGTCCGCAACGTCAGAACTTGTCTTAAGAAAGATGCAATGTGTCTAGTGCCAGTGCATAATGATAAAACATGGAAAAAGTGGTTGGATGCTGTAGGGCAATGTGGATTGGCTTTGGTGCCGGGTTGTCCAGTTCTGCAGTCTTTTTATCGCTGTTTCCTACGTTCTGGAATTAAATCCAGCGCCGGGTTTAAAAAACATGTGTTTCGTAACACTAGCATGGAGGAGAGGGCACACAACATGGAAGTAGTGGACAGTACCATACTTCCAAGTGCACGCTATTCCTTCTACCTCGCTACCGGCATCGATCCAGCATACCAAGTGGAGCTTGAACGGTATTTTGATTTAATGGTGATTGGAGGTCTCAATCCATCTTCCGTAAGAGATGGGAAGGTTGAGAATTACCCCCTACCATTCATCAGGCACCTGTGATAAATACTGACAATATTTCCAAACATGACGAAGAGCAAGAAACAAGTAAAGGTGCAACTACTACCATCAAAGAAGAAGATGAAAGAGGCGAAGAAAGAGGCGAAAGAGCTTACCAGATTGGGTGCAGCCCTCAGAGGGTTGGGGGGACTGGCTGGTGGAGCAATAGGAGGGATGGTTGGCTACGGTGGTGCGGGCGCGTCCGCTGGCACCAGTCTCGGAGCTGCAATATCGAGGTGGTTGGGTTCCGGGGACTACACAGTCAAGTCCAACTCAATCGTGAGCAATTCCTTGAAAGCATCAACCAGCATTCCCATGATGCACAAGACCAATCAAACAATAACCGTTAGACATCGCGAATTTTTGTGCAGTTTGAGCGGTTCTTCAGCGTTTAACGTACAGAGGTTTTTCCTATTGCAACCGGCGGATAGTAATACTTTCCCTTGGTTGAGCAGTTTGGCTGCAAAATTTCAACAGTACAAGTTCAAGGGGCTTGTGTTCCACTACATTCCCACATCCGGCTTGGCCGTTTCAAGTACCAATTCGGCGCTTGGCACAGTCATGATGCAAACTTCATACCGGGCGAATGAGGACCAGCCCGCTAGTAAGCAGGAGATGATGAACGAATACTGGGCATGTGAAGCGTCACCTGCCGAATCATTTTGCCATCCAATTGAATGTGATCCTGCAGAGAATCCCTTTGCCATCCACTA